GGTTATCAGATAATTTCTGTTTATTGGATATGATAGCACACTCTGATGATAGTGCAGGCAAACTTGCTGTAGATAAAGATTTAAATATAGATGAAATTACTGCTTATTATGAATTAGTATTAAAAGGTGCAAATCATATGTTATCCATTAAAAAAAGTCAAATAAATAAAGGAATTTATTTTGAATTTCTTTCAACTCTGTATTTTAAAGATAGACTTTTGCCAGTGACTACAAAATTCATATCTGGTTTGAGTTTTGTTCCCACAGATAAGGGTTTAGGTGCTGATTTAAGTTATGCGTCATCACAATCAGTGGAATTAATGCAAAATGGTGCAACTATGATGGAGTGTTACATAAGCATGAAGATGGCATCTCTTTTGATATATACTTACTATGGTATGAGTAAAAGATTGGCAGGTGTACCATATCAGTTCGGAGGTTATTTTGATCCTCATCCTGTATCATTGATATTAGCAGGAACAGATTGTGAATTACTCCGACTAATGACATTTAATGAGAAGTCAACAAAAAATTTAATGTGTCAACTTATAAAAAAGAATGTGATAAATACAGATTTAACAGGGAATTTTAATATAGATTGGGATATGGGTTATAGGAAAGATCTTAAATTGTTTAATGATTTCCCAAAATTTGAAAGCGAATTTATGGATAGTTGGACCTTGAATAATTATAAGTTTAAAAATTATGAATTATCACTATTATGGTTTATATCAAAATTGAGAGATAGGAACTTCTATAGTTCTCTTTCAAACATGCCTAACACTTTCAAATTGTCAAGAATGTTTGGCAGCTTCAGAAATAGAAATATCTTCTGCAATGATGGTAGTTTAATAAAGTTTAGTGAAGTTTTCACAGCAATAGAGAATGGTTCACATAAAAATGAAAATTTTGAAAATCCAGATGTTGAATCGTTCCTGAATCTACTGAAGTTGTCATGCAATAATTATTTGGAAATAATAGAGTGTTTGCCTGATGATTATGTTATTACCAACTCAGTTTCATTGAGTAACAAACCGGTTGTATTAAATATTAGAGATACATCACTGAAACACTTGAGCAAAATATCAGCATTAGATTATGTTTGTTTCAAGAAAGAGCCTCAGTATTTCAAGATGGTAAATACTAGACAAGATAGGACAAGATACATGTCTAATATGGATTCTATATTATTCAATTCAAAGATTCATGTGGATAAATTGAACTCAAATGATCTTTACAGGGTAGTAAATAAGCTCATTAAAGGTGGTGTGTCTCAGATAAGATTAGTACAACCTGTTAGAAGTAAACAAAAGGCGATTAACAATAACCAAAATCTTATCCAATGGATAGCTGACTGTTCATTACCAAATAAGAGTTTAACTATAAATTATAAAAATGCCAAAAGATTAGATATAAACAACCAGAATAAAAAATGGCAAACACCTAAAGGTCTTAATGAAGCCTTGAGGATGTTATGGTTTAAGGATAAATTAGAGCAGCTTAATCTAACAAAAAATAATTTTGTAATAATTGATTTAAATTATGAATCATATAAGATTGTTAAGAAGTTACCTGTACCTTGGTCAATCTTATTTGATGATTATACAGGTTGCAGTTTGTACGATTTACCAGTTTGGAGAATGTGGACTAAAGATCAAGATAAGTACTACAAAGGTTATAAAGGGTTGGGTATTTTTTGTTTTAAATTAAGTGAGGGTGAGTTTGAGATAAGAGTTGATGGTGGGAACATATTGGTTATCAACATGAGAAGTAGTTTAACAGGACCCTTCTCAGATATGAGCAATTGGTATCTGAAAAGATTTATAGAACCTGTAATTAACCTACAAAGCTGTTTGATAAATACTGATTTAATTAAAGATAATAAGAAGTATTTAGGCTTAGATTTTGATGGATATTATTGTATAGGGTACTCTAGTGAGCTATCTCTGGTTTTTGAATTTTGTAAGGAAGTGGATATAATTGATTCTGATAAATATGAACAAGACAAGATAATATACAAACAAGGGAATTATTTTGTTAGAGATAAAAAAATATTTTTAACAGGAGAGAAAGAAGAAGTCCTTGTTGATATTGTCCCTTACATAAATATTGAGTGTTTAATGGATAATCTACATAATTCAAATGTTTGTGAATTATTGAGGAATGTAACAAAAATGGAACTGCCAATTTCTGTTAATAAGAAAGATTTAATACAAAATTTTGAAAGTTCAAGGATGTATAATATTTTTTATGAGTCAATCTGTTACCCTGAATTGCATGATAAAGAGATAATATCAATTTTAATGGATTATAAAATGGCAAATAAAGATTTTGGATTTCCGGATAAAGAAAATTTATTGATGGTTATAGATAACAAC